AAAGTATGGGCGTTTCTTTAATTGACGCATTTGTGAACGAGACATCTTATGACGCTCTACTACAAACTGTGCTTCATCCATATTGTTTGCGTCTGGGTCTGGATAGAAGTTCCAAACGGATACGTGTTCTACTTGTGGTACAGTTTTAAATAGTGGGTCATAATTGCCTTCATTATCCCAATTAGGATATTCTTTATCTTTGGCAAATGGACCTTTCATAATGCCTGTACCAAACAGTGCCATTTCAAATGAACTGCTACGCAAGTTTTTATTAGCACCTGACTCTTCAAGCTGGTCATGTATTTTCTTCTGCATCTTTTTAGCTGCAATCATTGCAGGGCTAAACTCAATAGCAGTAGGTGTTTTACCCGGACCTTCTTTTAGTTTGTCTTGAACAGGGTCTAACTTTTGCTCTAGTGGGCCAAGCTGCTCCTGCAGAGTTTTAGCGGTAGCACCTTTAGGAAACTCTCTACCATCTCCTTTAAATCCGTAAGGACTAGTTAAAGCTGTAGATGCTTGTAGTTCAGGTGGTTCTTGTGGGTCAAAGTGTACATCTTCTAGCACACCTTCAGGGAGTGTTGTAGGCTCAATAGAGAGAGGAAACTTACTATTAGCAAAGAGAACATCAACAATTTGACCATACGCAGCAAGCGTTTTAGTCTTGGTGACCTTAATAAAAACTCGTGACTTTTCTGTTTCAGTAAATTGTACATCAGGACCGTATAATCCTCTATAGTTACGATAGGCTCTTAACCAACGCTCTTCATCTTGAAGCCGATAGTCTTCTGCTCTTTTATATCGTTCTTGAATAAATGGAATGATATTGGATACATCAGCATCAAAAGTTACAGAATCATCTGTATCCTCTAACGCAATTGCATCGTCTTCAATCATGATGTCATCTTCATCCATACTACTTTTCCTTAGTATCCAAAGGTAGCGTCTGCAACTCTCATGCCACCACCGGGCCTACCCATTGGGTCATAATCAAATATGCTAAAACGTGGTCTTGACATTATACCATATCTTAACGCATCATACAAGTGGTCTTCGCTTTTTGTGTCCACATCTTCTGGATTCTTTTTATCCAGTGGTATGGACGGTAATTGGGCAAGGATGTTTGTGCAACTATTAAAGAAAACAATTCTCGGCTCTTCTGTAAATTCGTCTACCTGTAATCTTCTATGTATCTCGTTTTTACCTGCTACACGGCTACCTTTACTTCTGTCAGACGGTCGCCACCTACATCCTCTTTGTATCATCTGTTCAGCAAGAGATGGTCCAGTATCCCCACGCTTATGCCAAAGACTGCTATCCAGAACACCATATTTAATATTTCCATCGCCAGACTCTAACTCTAATATCATATCTGCCAAGTCTGTTGCAAGGACTTTGGAAACATACAGTTCTCTATAGACAATAAGTTGCTCAGATGGTGATACAGCAAACCAGACCACACCAGAATAAGAACCATACCCGTAGTCACATGCTCTAAATTTAACCCAATTACTGGGTATATCAAAAGGCTCAATAACATGAAGGCTGCGGTCAAACTCAGTGAAAGCTGCTCCTTCTTTAATATCCCAATCGCCTTCAAGAAGCTGCCTTCTTTGTTGCTCTGGAAGAGAAAGAAGCATTGCTTCGTAATCTCCTGCTTCCGCAAGGTATGGGTTATCAGAAAGTCTTGCCGGAATAAACTTCCGTTTGAATAAAGGTTTTCCAGCTTTGCTATGTCCTGCTGGGTATCGGAGTACTTCTCCTGTTTCACTGTCTGTTGCATCAAAGGCTCTATTATATGGCGCAGGGTCAATAAACATTTTCTTTACCCAGTGATGCCCTCTACCACCGGGGTTAGTTGTTGCCCTCATAAAGATGGGCAGGTCAGGGGCAGTGGACCGTAGACGACTTCGCATGTAATTCCATGCATATGGGCTTGCCCATTGGGTCAGTTCGTCAAAGCCTATCCAGCTAAAAGCTAGACCCTGATAGCGCAGGACATCTTCATCTCTGTCAAGGTATGACATCCATAACCTCGCTCCAGATGGCGCAGTCCACTGCATCTTTCTTTCTGACCATTTAATACCGGGCCAGATTTTTGGATACAACTCCTGCGACTTAAAGATAAGTTCTCGCAGTTCTTCTGTTGTATGTCGCAGTAGCAACCCACTAAATGCAGGATGCCCCATATACCTTAAAGGGTCTGCAAGCATGGCATAAGATTTACCACCACCTGCTGAACCACCGTATAATACTTCACGTTCACTAGCTGCAAGAAAGTCAGTCTGTGGACCGGGATTAGGTTTAAAAAGAACATTGGCAGTCTCCTCTATGCTTTCAAACTCAGCAGCTTCGGATACAGTCTCTTTTATTTCAACCTGTGGCTTTTGCGCCAGTTCTTTCTTCTTCAAGGGCTTTCGCTTTGGCGATTGCCTTTTCCGCATATTCTGCCCACTTGCGGATGCTTGCAGCTTGGTTCTTACGCTGTCGCTCATTCTGTAACCGTTTCCTTAAACCTACGTGTGATATGTATCTACCACTATTTGTACTCAGCCAGTTAGCTACCTCACGATAACTATATTGATTTACGTGTTGTCTAGCTTTCTCTAACAAATCAAGTTCTGTTGGTATAGGGTCAAGAATGTCAGGGTCGTCTTTGTTTTGTTCATAGCCGAATGGCACAGTACGTGCAATACGTGGTATCTGTACCCATTCGTTTTCTTCTTTAATGTCTGTTGGCTGTGGAAGTTTCCACTGCCCTATGCTTCTAGTCATCGTCTTCTGTTACAGCTTTAGCTGGCATAAGCATAACACCGCCAGCGGCTTCTACTTGCACCTTCTCTGTTTTAATCAAACCTGTGCGGTCTAGCAGTTCTTTGGCTGCTGCCATCTTATCACGAATACCTAACTCAGTTGGGTCATACAAAGCACCTGTCATAGCCATAGCAGCTTTAGGTGCATTACGTGCCATATACATCTGCGTTGCCTCAAGTATCTCTTCCTTGAGACCTTTAACAATTGCAGTCGTAGCAGTAGACTCTGAATATCCTGCTAGTTTCTTTGCGGCAACTACATCTCCACCAGCCTCTTCAAAGAGGACATCAAGAAACTTCTGCTGTCTTTCGTTTAGTTCTCTAGCCATAATTAACTCGTAAACATATCTAAAAAACTAACATTCTTTTTAGATGACTTTTGTTTATGGGGGATACGTGTTGTCTTAGTTACTTTTTTATAAGACTTACTAGACTTTACATTCTTTTTTGCTTTATCTTTAATGGGGTCTTTATCTATAACTTTTTTATAGCCAGATGGCTTTTCATCATCTGCACCAAAAATGCTAGTAACAGCAGCACCAATTTCTTCAAGCTGCTCTGTAGCACTTTTTCTGCCAGTTTTCTTAAACAGATTTTCATTGCCCATTTTATTTTCCTTTATTTTGACATTTGCCTACTGCAGAGCAATTTGCCGGAGTAGGGCATTTAGGGCATGGTTTGAACTTTTTCATTTAAACTCTCCATGATGCATAGCATGAGCAAGTTTTGTACTACGTAATTTTACCTGAATTGCCCACCTGCTGTCAAGCATTTCTTTTGCAGCATTACGAAAATCTTGTTCGTGTATTGCATTCCACATCTTTTTAAACTTACATAAACGTGGCACACCCATATTAAATGCCATGTCTACTAGCACAAGTTGACGTACAGAGTCTAATTCTGCCACGCAAGGGTGCGCTTTAAGCAGTTCATCCTCTACAATCTGTACGTCATTCTCTAACAGATAAGCAGCATCTGCCTCTGTAATTCCATGTTCATACACAGTGTCAATATTAGGTATGTCCAAAGCCTTTAGTTCTTCTTTGGTAATACCTCTGTCTTGCAAGTTTCTACCTACACCAATAGTGTCAATGCCCAAGCTATCTTGATATACTTCAAGACGCAGACCTTCATGCTCTATCAGCTTCTTTAGCAAATGTGTACGTGTGTATTTCATTTCTCATGTCCTAGCCACACAGCAAAAGCACCAGTCATTGCGCCTGTAACAGTAGCAGTTAAAGCTGTTGCTTGAGATGTCATAGCTTCAGATGAAAGACCCATGAACCAGTATAACACTTCTATGTACATAAAGGTCATTACTGCCATCATAACACGAGGCAGCAATTTCCATTTTAGTACTCGTTCCATTACAAAAGTCATTTAGTTAGTTTCTTATACTTTTCAAAGCTGCGCATACCACCCAAGCCTAACATGCCAAGTAAGATTGTCATCAAGCTGTCCATGTCAAATGCTGGATAAGTTACTGGCTCAAAACCAAGATAGGCTGTAGCTACATCGGCTGACGGAAATAAAATAAAATGAGCGAATAATGCAATTCCGCATGTCCACCCAATAAAAGGTCGCCAACCTGCTACAAATATACTACGTGACTTAGCTTCTTCTGCATTGATAGCAAGCTGACCTTTAGCCAACTCCTGCGCATGGCGTTCAGCCATTGTAGCAATTTCATGTGCCAGCTTATTCTTTTGGTCTTTGTCCTCAACGAACTTGCCAATCAGTTCAGTCGCTGGACCTATCAGTGCTTGTAACATCTTTACATACCTCGTCTAAACTTGGCTGTTTTCTTTTGTATCGCTTTAGGCTGTCTGACGAACTGCTGACCAGCACGAGTTCCTGCTCGTTTAGCACGAGAGGTAGCTTGGTACTCCGCTGACGATAACGACTTGATAGCCGCAGCAGGTAAGTACCGTTCTCCAGTTTCTCCAGACGGCTTGCCACTCTTGGTTCTCCAGTCTTGCCTAGTCCAAGCCTTTAGACTTTTCTGTGGTCCTTTTAACGCCATATCTAAGTTATACCACCTTTATATCTGTTTGTCAAGCTAAAAAGCTACATAAGCTATCCAAAGCATTATACCAGCAAATAAAGTAATACAGGTTATTATCATACCCCATGTAACTATTTCTTCTATTTGCTCTCTACGTAATCGTTCTTCTTCCTGCCTTTGTTTTCTTAGCTGACCCTGTATTCTTATTATCTGTGACCACGCTGATGGTCCATAGGTCATGTTTACAAAGTTACGTAACTCTTCTTCCATTTGCTCTGCCTTCTTCTTGGCTGCAAATGTTTCTAGTGCCTCTTCTTCTACAGAACCAAACCTGCGTCCTTTAGCTTTCTCATGACCTTTCTTAACATCATGGATAGCGTTCATCCAACGGCCTAAATCACCAGCCATTGATTCAATATCTTTGCCTATCTGCAAACCTTTTTTGATGGCTTCATATGCCATCTTTGCAGAGGCAATGGCTGTGATGGGGTCTACCATTGCTTACTCCACGATGTTGACTACGAAATACTTTCCTTCTTTGTTTTTGTCCAACTCTACCTTGCGCATCTCGCAAGCATACCTAGTGCTTTTAAGATGCTCACCTACATTGCGTTCTATCTTACGTTTCGTGGATAAGCAATCAGCTATATTATCATAGCCTTTATATTCCATTATATCCCCCGACACATACAGGAGCAATACCATTACTGTTTCAATCATTTGCTATCTTCCTGTGTGTCATTTCCATCTGAGCATCTTTTAGTTTTTCAATCTGCTCTTCAAGGTTAGCTATACGCTTTTCGTAAAACTCCAGTGTTAGTTTTTGCTGTTGGTCATAAGGCGCACGGCCTTCTTCTATTTCTGTTGCCAGCTTTTCTAATTCACCAGCTATATGTTCAATCAACATAAACTGTTCATTGTCTGCTGGTAAGCTGCCCATTTCACCACGAGGCCACTTAATACGAAAGTCAGTGTTTTGTGTTACATCAGACTGCATCATCGTGTAGTTAGTTTGCAGCGTAGTAATCTTTTCAGTTAAACCAAAATATGCCCATGTAGCTACAGATGTAGCAATAACCATTGAGATAATATTTCTCAACGGCATTTGAAGTTCAGTATTTTCGCTTAACTTAGCTGGCATTAGCTTTTATAACCGCCACCAGCCTTTTTGTACTCAAGGGCAAGAAGCTGGGCCTTCCTTGCTGACCACTGACCAGCTTTACCGCCACGTGTTCCAGCTT